CATTCTTTTCCTTCTACATTATACCAGACAAGAAAGGTATCACTAGGAAAACTTTTATCATTTGCTTTTTCAAGTGTAGTATTTTCTAGCAATACTTGTGAGGAATAAGAATAACAATCAAACCGTGACTCTTCTTTCGTTTCCTCTACGGTTTCAACTTCTTCACTCATGAACGACCACCCCATTGAATATCTGGAAATGCTTCACTAACAATCTCGCGGGTAACTTTATACTTAGATCCCAAGTTCTTATCCTTTACTAGACATAAAACTTCTGCTTCATCTGGATGAAGCCCTTCCAACATCTGAATAAACATCGTTTCCCTACGGAGAGGAGTCAGTTTAGGATTACCTCCATGAACAAAATGATATAGATTTTTCCACTCTCTCCTCAAAGAAGTATGGTCTGTACCAATAGGAACTTCGTTGGGATTATAAGGAACAACTCCTTCAGGAACAACAGAAATAACTGTCTCATCAAAGTTCCAAATAAGAATAGACTTTAGAGCATCACTTTGATATTCTTTAAGAATTTCTACCCTCTTTGCTTTTGATCTCTGCTTATTTACTAACTCAAGAACCTCATGAATAAATGGGTTGGGTGGAAGCTTAGTCTTCGTCG